GACCCCGTGAGGGGTCCCCGGCGCAGTGCAACACCGCCACCTATGGTGTGCGTGTGTAATTCTGTCACTAAGAAATACGTGGCAGTTATACGCACATTGTTGGTGTGTGTAAATGCGGGACTAGGTCCCTGCATGACCGTATCAACTCGCTCCTTGGAGGTATGCCACGGCTAAAAGACGCCGCAGCATTCTGCCTGCCGATTTCGGTGAGGGCAGAACCACGGTCAAACGAATTACTCCTGGACCTTATGTCGAGGAGACTCGTTTAGACCTTGGAACCTACCAAGGGACTCAGGTAACTGAGTCGGAAAATCACCCCGACTGGTATCAAAACCGTCGTGAGGGTGATGTTGGTGGAGATTTCTTCACTCAAAGCAAGGTCTGCCACCTTTTAGGTGGGCCAGTCCATGCTAAGAATGAGAATTTCAACGTCGGCGGTGGAATCGTAGATAGTTATTACTACGATGGTCCCGTCTGGCCGATTGATCCTGCTGATTTCCAGCAGGGGTTTCCCGACCCCTCCGCTGCGAGTGACGCAGAGCTTAATAAGCTTGGCGCCACAGCAATCGCCAGGACAGCACCAACTAATGCGGTGATGAATCTGACTACCTTCTTGGGAGAGATCCTAAGGGAAGGTGTACCGAAGCACAAATTCCAGCTTTGGGAAGATCGGACTAAATCGCTACGTGACCTAAAGAAGGCCACGGGTGACGATTACCTGAACATTCAGTTCGGGTGGGAACCACTAAGGAGGGATATAATGTCCTCCATCCAGCAAATCCGTAATGCTGAGCGAATTATGGCTCAGTATGAAAGAGATGCTGGGAAAGTGGTCCGACGTCGTCTCCAATTTCCAGCAGAACGGAGTGTATCCTATGGTAACTTCCTCTACCCGCAGGTGCCCTTTTACGGGCCCCGGCAGAGTAGGTTGGAAGCACCAGGACTGACTCACAGCGTCGATTTCGAGGTCGAAGTGACCAAGACTCGATGGTTCTCAGGTGCATATACTTACTTTCTCCCCGAAGATTGGAACCTTCGGAAAGAGAAGATGAGTAGTGCTGATGTATTGAGCAATTTGTTCAACACCAGCTTAACACCTGAGGCACTGTGGGACTTAACTCCGTGGAGTTGGGCGATTGACTGGTTTGCAAATACCGGTGATGTTCTTAGGAACATTTCAGCTTTTGCTGGCAACGCTTTGATCTTGCACTATGGGTACATGATGCAACATACTGTTGCAACTACTACCTATTTTTCCCGAGATAAGAAACCCTTTTTGGGTACTGATCAAGGGGTCGGCGTCGTTAAGTTCGTCGTTGAGACGAAACAACGTCGTCGGGCAAGTCCGTACGGTTTTGGCATTTCCTTTGAGAGCTTAAACGCTACTCAGAAAGCCATTATGACGGCCCTAGGTTTATCCAAAGGTCGTTAGTGTTACCATTGCGTCAACCGCCAATCTAGGGGCTTTACGCCCTAGGAGTGCTGCCTATGTCATTAGCCGATCCGCAGTCAATTACCATTAGTGGCACTGCGATCTCTCTCCCCCGCACATCAGTGGGGGATGACAGGTCGGAGTACACCAGTGGTGACGGACTGAACCAGCTGATCCTGTCCCATACCTATGGGAAGAGGACACGCCGGATGTTGCGGTTCGACACCTCCAAGCTAGCACCCGATCCGTATCGCACAGCCGATAACGTCAAGCGATCGATGTCCGTTTACACGGTCTTCGATTTGCCGGACGCCGGCTACGATGCGGTTCAGGCGCTCGCTGTGTATGCGGGCTACAAAGCCCTCATCGCAGCAAGCTCGGACGTCGCGATCACTAAGCTTCTCGGAGGTGAGTCCTAAACGGACAAGTCTTCGAGCAGCCGTGGTCAAGACGGACGCGGTAGTATGGACCCGCCTGACGATTCCTATATTGGTGATCGTCGGATGGCTCCACATCCTTCTCGCCGTTACGGCGGTAGGAGACATTCCGATTACGATGAACGCATTACCATCAACAGGAAACTGTTGGTTGTTTTGGTCATCGTAGTCGACGTGGTCTACCAAATCGGTGAACCTTTGCTTCTAGGACACACTTCGTGTTTCTAGAGCTTAGGTGCTAATCAGTAGCACTATGTTACACAAATCAACCGGGAATACGTTTCCCAGAAAGGCACCATGTTGTTAGAACATAGTGATCATGTCTGGATTCGTTTCCCGGCATGCCTTAACAACGTAGTTTGGAGTCTGGTGAAGGACGTAGTCCTCATCAGCGAGTGGGAGGGCAAGGACCGAGAATATCGGCGCCTACTCATCCCTATCGTCTCCATCCTCTATCTCTTACATGAGATGGACGAGGAGAACCTAGGCTGCGTTGACGTTAAGGAGGCCGCGCAGGCAGATGTGCCTGCGGGGTTCTATTTGTAGAGTCGGGGCGTAAGTCCCGAGCATAGTGCTGCGATTACTGCCTGCAGTTAACAGTTGCAGGTAGGCGTAGGCTAAGGATCTGTTAACCCCCGATAAGGAGGGACAGTGAAAAGCCTGATCGCACTCTGGTCATGCATTGCCCATGATATGGGCATGCGATGCAGCACGAGCGCCAGCCGCGACATAACAACTGTCGCGACTCGGACTGAACACGAGGGGTTATCGTTTCTAGCGATTACCCTGGCGGAGTATGGAAAGGCCATCGAAAAATGGCTAGACCATGGCTTCGTCGAACCTTGGGACGTTACCTCGTTTAAGAGGTCGCGTCTTAATGGTTTCCCGACATTTCTGTCAGGTTTCCTTGTTCGTGTGTTCAATCCTGTTAGTGGCGCACTTTTGGACGAACCTGACATTGCGGCAATCTATGCGATACGTCAGCTTACGCTGATGTTCTCAAAGATCGCCCTCCCGGAGGTCCCCGAAAGGGGATCCTCGCAGGTTGTTACACCTGGCCGCGAGAGGCGAGCAATGTTAGAGTTTGTCCAATGTGAGCAGGATGTCAAGGCCGCAGATCAACGCCTGGATCCTCTTTATAGAGAGGATTTCAAACGCGTCTCTGCGATGCTCTTCGGGGATTTATTCTCGAAGGTGGATAGAGATATCCACTGGGGACGTTTAGTTCCCAAGCATGGTCCGGGCGCTGTCGCTGATCGTCTTTCCAGTAATGGGAAGTGGGATCAGCGTACCTGGACCGCACGTCTCGAGCCATATTTTCCGGCTCGAGAGTACCTCGCTGCAAACCAGTCCTCCTTTAATATGGAGGATCTGGGGCGAGGTCTTGCTATCCTCGAACCCGGTTCCGAGGTGCCCGTTAAGGTCATCACGGTTCCTAAAACGCTCAAGTCACCAAGGGTTATCGCAATTGAGCCAACTGCTATGCAATATGCACAGCAGGCGGTTCTTCGCGGTTTCCTTAGCGCGATTAAAGAGGATAGTTTCCTCCATCGCGTTGTCGGACTGACAGACCAAGACCCTAATCGGGAAATGGCTTGTTATGGTTCCCTCAGCGGGGAACTAGCTACACTCGATTTGAGTGAAGCGTCCGATCGTGTCTCGAACGAGCATGTACTAGCCATGTTGGAAGATTGGCCCCTTTTGTCAGGGGCCGTTCAAGCCAGCAGGTCTAGGAAGGCTCGTGTACCTGGCCACGGAATAATCCGTTTAGCCAAGTTCGCGTCTATGGGTTCAGCTCTCTGCTTTCCCGTGGAGGCCATGGTTTTCTTAACCGTGATCTTCCTAGGGATAGAGAGGGAGCTAAGTGCTCCGCTCTGTCGGAGGCAGGTTGTCAATCTGTTCTCCGACCGGGTGCGTGTCTTTGGGGACGATTTGATTGTCCCCCAAGACCATGTGCTAACCGTCGTCAGTGAACTGGAGGCTTTCGGCTTCCGAGTAAACACTGGCAAGTCTTTCTGGACCGGAAGGTTCAGGGAGTCTTGCGGTAAGGAGTATTATGATGGCCAAGACGTTAGTATCGTCAAGGTTCGTCAGACACTCCCTACACGGCGGCAGGACGCGAGCGGTGTGATAGCAACGGTTGCTCTCCGTAACCAGCTTTATTGGGCTGGTGTCTGGAGTGGCGCCCGTTGGTTGGATAACTACCTCGGGAAGCTATTAAAACACTTTCCGAATGTAGCTCCAACTTCACCGCTGTTGGGCAGGGAATCAGTGCTAGGATATCAATTCCAAACACTGGATCCAAACACGCACGGCCCTCTAACTAAGGGCTACTATGTGCGTGCCGAATCTCCGTCCGATAAATTGGACGGGACCGGTGCCCTTCTCAAGTGTCTCAGTACGGAACACCAGTACTGGCCAACCCTAGGGTTGCCCAGTTACCAGGTCCCGGACGTCGACATTGCCAATGTCGATGATGAGCACTTGGAACGTTCTGGACGTCCCAAGTACGTCAGCATCAAACTTGGGAAGCGCAGTCCTTTTTAGGGCTGCGAGATCCTATGGATCTAGTGGGAGACTCCTTGTCTCTCCTCTTCCCTCTACCAGACCGTTAGGTCTAGCAGAGAGAGGATGCCCTTAACCGGGCATTGTGGGCCTTAATCGGCTCACAGGGAGAT